CCCTAAAATTGCCGAATAGCCTATCAATTCAATCAATCGTATAACTGAGTTAGATTCATATATTCCTATCTCCCCACCGGATAAAAACAAGCCGAGAAATATAACAAAAGTGAGTATGGAGAGCCACAACAACAACGCTTTAACTATAGGCTCATCGTATTTGGGCAACATTGTTCTCTCCCTTCCCTGGCTTTCTCACCAACCGCTTAATCCTGTTAAATTCCGCAAGGGTGGCGGGTCTTGCTCTCTTTGGTTCAGGCACTCGCTCAGAGACAAACGGCATATTCCTGAATAGAGACTTACTCCCGTTTATCACCGCTTGCCGATGTAACCGCTTTCTTCTGCCCATCACTTACCTCCCCAGGGGGAGCTGATGTTTATAACCGTGGTCACTACAGCTTTATTCACTTTCAGCTCCCCCCGGTAGTGTTATTGGGGTTTAATGGACAGATAGCCCAATCTTCTAGAAGGCAAGGCTCAGCTGTCGCAGAAGGGAGAAGGGGTGGATTAGGGAGAGGGGGTGGACTCAGGCTGTTCATTCCAACTACCTCTTTCCCCCTCTCGCACCAAAAAACCCCTAACCCATCTGAGGTTTGCCCGATAATACAATGAGGACAATTCTTATCTTCTTCAGCCTTCAACTTAAAATAGTCTATAAGTTTCACTTCGATTCCCCCCGGTAGTGTTTATCGCAACCTCTTCAATTCTTCACTGAACCTCATTCGGCATATATCACAATTAGCGGTGATAACCAGGGCCGTCTGATAGTTGTCGCTGTTTATACCATCGTGGAGCATATCCTCAACCGCCCGCCAGCTTACCCCACATTTCGGGCACTCACCCTGTACCTTGAGCGATTGGCGTACTAATGAACCCAGCTCCACATCCCCCCGCTTCTCTGCCATCAGCTTAATCTGCTTGAAAACCTGCTTTGCCTTGCCCTTTGCTACTAATACCTGTTCCATCTGATTGCTCCTTTACCGGTAATATCCCCTCAAATAGTTTTGCCCACAGCTCCCTCTCGGCTTCCTTTTGCCATGCTGGTGGGTTTGGGTTGTATGTAATGTTCACCTCAACCTCCATCCCTATAATTCCCCTCTCTTTATAAGCTCATTGGCTTCTCGGATTAAATCAGGGGCACTTTTCAGATGATTGCCTTCCGTGAAATCGAGATATATCTGGCAATCCTGGCAGCAGCCTTCTTGGCAGATATTAGGTGTAGGTCTGTCAAGGAATTTGCCATATAAGCACTCTTGCCCTTTCATGCTTTCAGTTCTCATTCTTGTAATCCTTTCGTAGGCAGTAAATTCCGAATATGAAGATGCCCAATATAAGGGCTGTTTCGCTCATCAGGATGGTTTGGTTAGGTTCGTCAATAAGGTGTTCCCCATATTGCCAAATGTTGCTGAGGTGCCAGAGGAAAGCTAGGGCTAAACTTATCAGGGCAGCATAGGCAATAATCCGAATGGTCATGCTTCCACCTTCTCCTGCTTCTTATTCCTCTTAAATCTACTGGTCTGGAAGTCCTCACAGTGGCCGTTGCTGATAGTGGCACGATTAGACCTGCAGTAATCCCTGCCCTTCCGTAGTGCCCTCTGGTCTGCCAGCTTGCAGCACTGGCATTGCGTGGTTTTTACCTGTAGTGTTCGTCTCCTTGAGGGTTTCATAGTTACCTCCCCAGATTTTTTACAGCAGGCTTAATTGCCCTGGATTCGTTAGAGCTTTGGTTGCTCTCTTGAAGTCTCTCCGCCGGTAGGCATCTTCAACTAATCTTGAACGCAGCACATTCATATATTCAGTAACTTCATCGGGACTATTAGCGATAAAGTAGCCATATGGCTTATTGACCGCAGAAGCGATAGGATGCCCAGCGGCAATCAAATCTCGGATGACAAGCCGGACCCGCCTGTCGTCTCTCTCCCCCAGACGGGAGGCTAATTCCTTGCCGGTGATAGCATTCTGGCGCCCATGCCTTAAAGCCCTTAAAATACCTTCGGCTAGAGTGACACTTGACTCTGCTATTACCATTTCAGCCCCCCTTTAATGACCCAATCTACTAGTCGGCGCATAAAACCGCCCTGTTGCCCGCTACAAGGCGTCTGGTGTGGGGTTGCGGGAGTATCCGCTATCTCCGTTTTTATATCCGCACCATCAGTTAAAAAAATATAGGCATACACATATAGCTCAGGGAACGCCTTTACTGCACCTCTTAGGATTTTGTTGCCTAGTGGGATTTTGCCTGTCCGTGTCTTCTGATAAAGCTGCCGGGAGCAGCCGATAAGGTCAGCCATTTCTTGGTCGGTATACTCATACCTGTTTTGGATTCCTGTGAGTTGATCAACAAATTGATTATTGCTGTTCATTCCGCACTCCTTGCGGATAGATTAGCATACTGAATATCGCCTTGTCAAGTCTTTTAGCACCGATTTTGAGGGAATTTTTGTAATTGTGCTGGTTTTCCTTGACAACCTTGCTAATACTGCTAAAATAAGAGCACGATGGAAAACAGACTAGGAACTAAACTAAAACAGTTAAGGGCGGAGCGGGACTGGACTCAAAAAGAACTAGCTGAACGCTCAAAGCTAGACAGGGGTTATCTGGCTAACCTTGAATGTGGCAAGGTAGCCAAGCCCTCCGCTGATACCTTCCTCAAACTTGCCCGTGCCTTCAATATCCGCCCAGAAGTGCTATATCAAGCTGCTGGGTATATTAAGGAAGCCGAGTCAGCATATCAGCACAAGGAAACCCCAGAGGAAATCCTTGACCGCCTCAAACTAGCTACTCCCCAAAGTATACCGGTATACACCTCGTTTCCTTTCCATGCTGGGGATTCAGCGGAGCCGGTGGAGTATGTGTATAGAGCTTCCGCCAGAGCCACCAGAACGGGCATAGAGGGCTATATAGTGCGAGGTATATGCCTAGAGCCAAAGATACAGGACGGAGATGTTATCATCGTTGACAGAAACGCCTCGATAGACAATGGAGATATAGTCGCTTGTCTCATTAAAGGCAACCTCCATATAGCCCGCTTGAGAAAAGTAGCCAATGAGTTATGGCTGGAGAATAACGATGGTAAATACAAGTTTGAAGACTGCCAGGTAGTAGCCCCGGTTATTGAAGTAATAAGGAGGTTGAAGTGAGAAGATGGATATTGCTGCTATTAGCGCCGCTTCTTCTAATACCTCTGACTAGTTGTATTGAATTAAACCAGCCCTCCAAACCCGAACCCTTCCCCCCGCCGGAGGGCTATGCCAGCTGGGATGCATATTACGAGGAATCTTATAGCCCTACACCTGAACCGACGCTAGAGACTATACTGCCACCATCAGAACCGAAGCCAGAACCTACACCGCCACAAAAGCCCGAACCTGAGCCAGAGCTAGAAATATCTGCTTTATGCAGAATAAAGAATTGGAGCCAAGATTATTGGGATTATTCTGAAGAATGGAGTGACCTTGTAGAAATATACATAGAGATTGAAAACACCGGCGATTTAGACATTGATTACTACGAGATATTCTATATTGTTGAGTGTAGCGGTGGCAACGATTACTATGGTATGGTCAATGGCTCTGGCATTAGAGTAGGTAAGAAAGATACTAATTGGACTATAAAATTGGTAAATGGAAATGAGGTGCTGGACATAGAAATTGATGATTGGGAATTGGAGCATTACTAAACTTTAATGGTTAAATATTCCTACCAAATTAAAAGGGGGCAAGACTACCTAAACGAGCGATGACCAAAGCAGCCATATATTGCCGTGTCAGCACCGAAGGGCAAGAGGAAGGGACCAGCCTTGATACCCAGCTAGAGTTTTGCCTCAAGAAAGCTGGTGAGCTCGGTTATAAAGCACCCCCGGAATACCGCCTCAGAGAGTCATACTCAGGCTTAAAATTAGATCGTCCCACACTGAACCATGCCCGTGAGTTAGTCCGTTCTGGTAAAATCTCAGCACTCATCTGCTATACCCTGGACAGACTCTCAAGAGACCCTATCCACAATATCATCATCCAAGAGGAACTAGAGCGGTATGGTGTACGCCTTGTCCTGGTAACCGAAGAGGTTGACAGCTCAGATATGGGAAAGCTGATAACTCATATAAGAGGATACGCTGCCAAGTTAGAAACTGAGAAAATTAAAGAACGCACCATGCGGGGCAAAATGGAACTAGTGAAGCAGGGCAAGTTTCCGCAAGGGACTGGCGCCGGTATTTATGGCTATGATTGGAACCCGGATAAAAAGATTAGAACCATCAACGAATACGAAGCCAAGATTGTAACCAAGCTATTTGACTGGACCGCAGAAGGACACAGTAGCTTCAGAATTGCCACAACACTCAATGAGCAGCGTATCCCTACCAAGCAAGGGCATTTATGGCACCCCCTCACAATAAGGCGCATATTAAAGAATACAGCCTATATCGGCTTAACCTATTACTCAGGGCATCTCTTGCCCGATGTATCACCGCCTATCATAAAACCAGAAGTGTTTGCCTTGGTAAACGATATACTGAAGCGCAAGTCAAATCTCAATAAGAGCAGGGTGATACAACCATATCTATTAAGAGGGCGGATATTCTGCGGTGAATGTGGAACTCCCTGCACCGGGGCATTCTTGAACAGGAGATGGCGATATTACAGGTGCCGGGGGACATATCCCACAACAAGCAGGGGGGCTATCTGTAAATCAAGGTATATGCGCGCTGATAAAATAGAAAGCATAGTTTGGGATGAGGTTAAGAAGATGCTAACTGATCCTGAAATGATAAGGGGGAAATTAGCTGAACAGTGCAAAACGGATGATAGTGTCCCTACAGAAGCTGAGAAGTTAAAACGGAAACTAAAGACTTACCCGGGACAGAAGCGAAGGTTCACCAAGCTGTTCAGGTATAAGGATGATTTCAACGAGGATGCCCTGCTAGATGAATTGGCAGACCTGAAAGAAGAGTGGGAAGCTGACACAAAAAGGCTTGCTGACCTGGAAGCTATAATGAGCAAGCAATACCAACTAAGCACAGCAATTATTGCGTTAGACGAAATAACCGAACCCCTAAAAAACAATATTGATAATCTCTCCTTTGAGGGCAAACAGAGAGCCTTAAAAGTATTGGGTATCAAAGTGCGAGCAACTAAGGAAAAGCTGATTATAGATGTGGCTCCTTCACTAAAACTTAGCCCCATTGAACAAACATCGGCATGTCTGCACTATGACGCTAAGTTTTCCTTTACCCGATTGATGAATGTGTGCTAGTGATAATTGATATATCATTGTAATAGACAATTACCTTTCACTATAGGTTGCCGGTTAGAAGTTGCCTGGAAGGCCGGTGGATAGGATGGGGTTGAAATAAGGTGAGTATAACTTGATATTATGCCATAAAACAAAAAATGAGGGGGGCTTTCGCCCCCCGTAGTAATAGCAACCTACTAATATTGTAATAAAACACCCTGATTCAAGCCTCAGTGCCTTATGGTATCGGAAGAATGGTTGTCAGCCACACTACAACTGCGGTAACTGACGAACAGATAATCCCTACCTTTATCTTTTCAATACGAGACACGGCTACTGCCTTACTGCCTTCGAGGTTATCAATGCGTTCAGTATGAACGCCACAGGGCAAAGCGTTTATCTTGTCATGGAGTTTAAACACACGGCCATTCTGCTCCTTAACTTGCTTTGTGACACTCTTGACTTGGTCTATAATGCTATCCTGCCTAGTGGCTGTGATAATAAGCAAATCATGCTCGCTCTTATCTCCATATTTAGCTCTGTCCTGTGGAGTAATGATAATATCGCTCATGTCAGTGCCCCTCGCTTTACATCGTTATCCCTGTATTCTTTTAGCTTCGTCCCTAGCTCTAAACCAGTATGTGATTGTGATTGCCATAAGAGGCACATAAGCTTCAGACGGGATACGACCGAGGAAAAAGCCTACAGTGAGACCGCTTACCGCTATGATAGTAATAACTGGTCTAATCCATTTTTCCATCTTCGTTTCTCCTTAAATTACTCCTAGAAATCTTAATCCCACTCCTAGCCCAACACCGAAGGGAAGGGCAAAGACTGCTTCATATATATCAAGGTGGCTGTCGGGGTCTTTCCTGTCCGTCTTTTCTAAATCTCTATCCTGTTTTACTTCGTAGGCAATAAATCCGCCAAGTATAGTCGGGGGGAGAGAAGGCGACCAGACCCAAGTAAACCCAGCGAAACCGCCGATAACATAATGCCAAATCGAGCGAAAGCTCCACTTAATCTTCACTATTTGTCACTCCTCCTTCATTTCCTGCTCATTAGTGTAATAGCCATTCTTCCCAATCATGTTTATCGGGAGTTCCTAAATTAGTGGCTATCCTATAATACCAATTAACAGGAACGATAAAAGACATACTGCTCGTAATTTCATCACTTTATATAAGCAACAAGAGTAATTGTCGTTGTTTCAGCTACGCCTGCCCTCCATTCAATTATACCAGCAGTATCAGTAGGCACCCAGAGCCAAACACGGTTTTCTGCAGCACCCGTAACTCCATAATAGTTTGAAACTAAAGAAGTGCCATTTCTGTGAACTAAGACATTGGTTGAAGAGGTTGCGCAAGAAATATGTAATAGAACTAAAGCTTCATTACTGCCAATTGTCCCAGATAAATCCAAATCCGTGAAAGAAGTGGGGGCAGTGCCATTAAATACTTGGGTTTCAGCTATAGTTAGGGTGGCTTTTGTATCCGTCTCAGTCTTTAGATAAGTCAGGTTATCTACTAGGTCTGTATTCCAATTGCTGGCGGTTATCAGGTCGCCTGTGCTTCTCGTTGTTGGTGCTGTCCAAGCCATCAGCACACCTCCAATAGCTCTGCTTTGTGTTGCTCATTCTCGCCCTCAAGCGTGGAAATAGTCTCTCCAGGATACCAGTTTCTGTTTGATACCGGTCTCATCATAAGTAGAGCCTCAATGCGCTTTCTGGCTTTGGGGAATACAGTTCGGCGGTATTTATGACCATGAGCAGCATTCAGACAAGACATACACATCATCCAGCCTTCCTCCCACACCTTCTCGGCGCCGCCACATTCACACTGGACAAGCCAGTTGCCGTGATTGACAAATGCCTTCAACGGGGGGCTGGTCTTGTCGTAGCCTTGCTCCTTGATTCGATGTAGGGCTAATTTAGGAAGTAAAGCAGTTAATCGCCAAGCGTCCCAATTGGGTATCGGCGCCTTCCTCATGTCTGTGCGATTGAAAAATAGATTTGCTGTTATCATAATCACCTCAATATGCTAGTCTTGTCGTCTCACCAAGCTCAGAAAACCCAGCAACCCCTAATGCCCAATATACCTGGCTATCCGCATCACTCAACTGCCACCTAGTCTCCCATAATCCTGTTCGGGCACTGTAATGATGCGCGATGCCCTCAATATGGTAATCAGTATCTATATTCGCCTGATTAAGCCGTACTGTTATTCTGGTGCTGATATCATAACCAAGTACTTTGGAGAAGAGGTCAGCCGGGGCATGGTCGGGATACAACACTAATTCCCTACTGCGAAGTGCAGCATCTTTATACCGACTTAACTGGAACTGAGCTTGTGATAGTGCCTCATTATCATCGGCCATCAACAAGCCAGTTCTTACTAGACTACGCTTACCAAAGGTCGTTTGGCTTGTGGCATCGCTGGCCGTCTGCTCTGTCCCCCCACTTCTTGTCATTCGAACATCATTGTAAATAAAATCATCATCATAACTCGGCTCAATGGCTCGGTATGGACTCTCCCCTGTATCATCGCCGAAGGTAGCCTGGCTAGTGGTATATGGAGATTTCAGCCGGGCATGACGGTCCTGGAATTGAACATCCCCATCACCAGCTATAAATACTATCCCTAACTCTGACTGTTGTACTGTGAGGAGATGAGCCAAAGCATTCTCATTGACAAGGGCTCCGGTGGCTATCATAGTACTCTGCCCTGCGTCTAAATCCCGCGCTCCAGCCGGCCACCCGAGGTCATCCAATACATTTCCTACTCGCGTCCCGCTGGCCTCTTGGGAGTAACCGGTGCCATCATTTAATTCAAGCCGAGAGAGGTTTTTTAATAGGTCAGCACAGTCTAGCCTTATAATTGGTCCATAGCCTGCCAATCCCAGCCAGTCAGGTTGCCATGCTTCAATAAACCCAGTATAGAGGTCGTAGGTTGTGCCACCATAGGTAGCTCGGATATTTATCCGCTTGCCTGGCAGGACATTCGGGTAATAAGCCCCCCCTGTATTGTTAGGCCAATAATCACCTGAGAGATTTTCCAGGAATACAGTGGCCAGCCCACACTCTATCCGGTCTAGTTCATACTGTCGGCCACGCCTTATTTCAAATTCATAGGCATCATTCGTTACATCAGTCCAAGTAGGGCTGGCATCGAATGGGTCGCTGGAGAATGCTATTCTCACTGTTATAGTAGCTGCTGTCGCCATATCATAAACCTGTCGTTGTATTCCTAGCCTTTACTTTGATAAAAGCACGCCTTAAAGTCTCTGCTAAATCTCTCTCTGTGACTACTGAACCCTGTACGGTAATATAAACATTACCTGCCATATGGCCGATATATTCGCCACCATGAGCCTCAACTAATCTGGGTTGCCCTATAGGGCCAGGGACTATACCGCCGGTGGCAAATGAGGGTATCTCACCTCCTATGCCGTAACCATAGGTTTGACCAGGAGCTAAACCAGATGGCTTCTCATCAACTTCCCCGTAGGTATATCCTGGGGGCGGAGGCCCCATACCGGGTTCATATTTCATTATCTTTTTCTTAGGGAATAAGCCTGCCATAGGCCCTATCCCAAAGGCTTTGCCCAATCCAGCCATTATGCCTGCTATTGCCCCCATAGCAACTGCAAGCCTAACAAATCCACCCGGCAGCAAAGCCCACACAGAAACAAGGCTCGCTATAAGTGGGCCAAAGGCAGCAGTAAGCAGTCTGATGCCTATCAGAAGACCCCCTGTACCCAAAATAGCTGCAGCGGCTATTAGCAAGCCCTTTGAAAAATTAGGGTGTTCATCAAGCCACGCCAGCACAGGTTTCAGGCCGTCTGTTAGTTTAGTAACCAAATCAGTCAGGAGAGGCATAAGGTCTTCAGCTATAGCAAATCCTATCCCCTGTAAAGCACCTACCAGCTTTGTCTTGGCATCCTCAAAGGCCGCGGCGGAGTCTGCTGCCTCTTGGTCAAACACTAAATTAAGGTCGTGGGCTTCCTGTCTCAGAGCATCTATCCCTTCTGCTGTCTCGGCAAACATTGGTAGCAACTCTGGCCCCGCCCTCCCGAATATCTCCTGCGCGAGAGATGCCTTCAGTGTTTGGTCTTCAAGAGCACTAATGGCATTGGCGATTGTCCAGAACTGCTCCTCTGGCTTCATTGCCCGGAGGGTGCTTATTTCCAATCCTAGCTCATCAAATGAGCGCTTATAGGTCTCAAGCCCCCTATCGGCATCAATGATGGACTTGCTCATTCTTTTGGTAGCCTTCTCTATTGAACCCAATTCAGTGCCAGTGATTTTAGCAACATGACGAAGTTCGGACAGGGCTTCCGTGCTAAAGCCAGTCCGTTTCGCCATCTTTTGCACTTCATCACCTGCTTTACTGAAGCTGTTTGCAAACTTGCCGAGCGTGGCTATCATCCCAATACCAACGCCAGTCATTATCCCGCCTACCTTGGCGAGATTAGCTCCCATAGCATTGGCAGACTTACCGACACCCTTCATCTTGGCAGACGCCTTATCGTTAGCTTTAATCAGGATTTCTAATTTAGAAGTAGCACCCATCTATTACTCCATTATATGTTCGAATATTTTTGGAAATGCCTCAGCGATAACCTTTGCCGTTAAGATCTCCCCAACCTGTTCTTCAGTAATGTCAGGGTACTTTGCTTTGAGTATGGTCCATAATAGGTATCGGGTATATTTCGTTCTCCTTTGGTCACCGCCGAACATCTTGTCAAATGACATATCAAAGTGTTCTTCAACCTCTGCCATCATATTGGCATTAAGGGGAACGAACTCATACTCTTGGCCATCCCCCAACTTAACAATTGTTGCTCCTGTTTTATGAGCCAAACTAATCCCTCCTTCTTTTCTTCTCTGTGGTGGGTCACCAATGAAATCCTTAATCTTGAACTTCCTGTCTTTTGTATGAGCGTTCAAGTAAGTAGCAATCACCATCGCAAAGTAGGATGCCGTCTTGTAGTCATCCAGTTTCTTCTGATAGTCCAATTCCTCAACGAGCTTACACAGGATAGCGAATGGCATCTGCTGGACATATTCCAGGCTCCACCCAGTCTCGCGTACTACGAGAGTTATAATTTCATCCAGCCGATTATTCCTCATTAGGCTGTCGGTATCTCTAGCTTGCGAGTCCCTTGGAAGTCATAAGAGTATGTTACTAATCCGTCAATGGCGGTAGCAGGATGAACTGCTGTAATGATGGCTGTGCCGCGCCACTGTTGCGTGGATGTAGAACTTTCCTGTAGTTCAAGCCCTACTGATGAACCGATAGCCAGTGGAGCCCCATCTTTGTATCCCTCGAATGAACCCGACCATTCATCAACCGATGGAATAAATGTCTTATGTCCGCTAGAATCAAAGCCAGTAGTCTCAAGTACATTCATCACATAGTCCAATGTCCAGGACTTGATACCGGCAACCTGTTTAGCAGCTCTTATCTCATCAAGCCGCAAGGTAAAAGCACCAGGGTCATTTGCGGTGAGCTTTACTCCAACAGATATAATGGCTGTGGCGCCGGTGAATGTCCCTGTTGCCTTACAGAACTTCCATGTATTCGCTGACAGAATTGGAATGTCAAGTGTAACTACCGGAGAGGCACACTGCGCTGTGTCATCCAGAAGTATCTGTAAGTCCCCGGCGGTGTTAATAGCGACAGAGGACTTGGCCCAAAATAGCAACTGAGTATATGAGGATAAATCCAGAGAGCTTATAGCCTCTGTAGCTATAATGTCACCATTGGCCAGGAGGTCGCCACAAACAAACTTTGCACTAGCACTCCCGACCTTATAATCGCTTGTATCAGCTGAGGCGGTTACATCAGCATCTACCAACTCATCCCAGGCATCCTCACAGTCCTCTACCAGTTGAGTGCCTACTAAAACATTCCCACCATAACCTGCTATTCTTGCCATATTATCCTCCTTACGCTGAAGCTACTGTTAACGCACCAGTCCCCTGGAAGTCGTAACTGTATGTTACTAGCCCCTCCACTGTTACCGAGGAATGGACAGCCGTGATAATGGCCTGCCCTGTCCACTCCTGACCAGCAGTAGCACTCTCCTCTAATTCCAGGGCAACCTCGGTCCCAATGCTGATTGGAGCACCATCCTTAGAACCCTCGAAACTACCGCTCCATTCATCCAGTGTGGGCTTGAACTCTTTGTGCCCACTGCTATCAAAGCCAGTACCTTCGGCAGTGTTGTATACATAGTCAAGAGTCCACGATTTTATGCCCGCGACTGTAGTTGGGCCGGCTCCATACTTTACATTTCCACCTGTTCCTGCTAATCGAGCCATTTTTCATTCCTCCTCTTTGGCTTTCTCCCTTTGACAATAGTTGCCTGCTCTCGAAACTCACAAGGGGCAATAGCCCCCGTCTCTATCAGCCTGCCGATATTTATCCCTGTTTTCTTATCATCGGGACCCAGAATCACTTTAGCCCCTGGCTCTACTATCAGTTTGCCGTAGTTGAGCATCAGCCTGACGCGAGCCACATAATAGTTTTCACCTTGTTTTAACTCATCCATAGACCAATACCTCAAACTCGGTTGATATGTAGGTATACTTCCCCCACTGGGTAGTCCCCATACCGCTATTGGTCTGGACAATCAAACTGTCGGCAGCACCCCCTAGCGTCTTATCCCCATTGATGGCTGCCCTAACTGATTCCGTGCCGGTGGGTTCGGTATAGGGGATAATTTTATCCAGTGTCGTTGGCTGATCCGCCTTAGAGAATAAGATTATGATTCTGAATCTTGTATCAAAATCGGCACTACTAAAGGCAGCATCATACTGGGTAGCATCCTGTAGAATAAGGGCAGTGGGGAACTGATTAATAGATTCCGGTAATTCATTGGGAGCAAAGGCTGTCAATCCTGAAATGGTCTGTAACCGTGCTTTCAATCCGGTCCCGATGGTCTCTATACTCATTAAACCTTCCTATCAAACTTCTTGTCGAACTCTCTATTGAATTTATTCATGACACTATTAATCTGTCTCCTCATATCCTTGAAAGCCCCCCACAAGAAGAAGCGCCCTTTTACCCTTTCGGCCACCAGTCTCTTCTCAATCCCCGGCACAAATTGCCCTACCTGTTGCTTATGCCCGAATTCCACCCAAGGCGCTATTCTTGCGCTAGAAGATACCTTCGCCCATTCGGGTATCGTGGATATATCAACAGCATGGCTTATAGTGCCTTTTAGCGAGCCCTTAGCCAGTTTCCTCGCCCTTCTCTCCACTAACTGCGCTGCCTTCTTGAGTGCAGCCCGAAGTGGGTCGCCAATCGTACGCCTATCCCCCGCCTTCTGTTTGAGTTCCTTTAGCCCTTTTGTTTCTATAGATGCCCTCATTAAACAATTACCACCTTGCGCAGGCTATTGATTATCAACCTGACATCGGGGTCTAGGCTCTTATAAACTATTGTCTGACCCAATTCAGCATTCCCCACCACATCCTGGAATGCTGATTCCTTGCGCTTGTACCATCTCATCGCCTGGATAATACACGCCTGCTTGATTAAATCGGGGTACTGGTAGATATAAATAGTGGTATCCTTATCATGACTAGCTGCCGTAGTGCCGTTCACGCCACGCTTGACGGTTAGCGTGTTCGCAGTGGTGTTATAGCTTTGAATGTAGCACTGCTCACTCTCAATGCGTATCGTCTGCCCGGGTGCGAAGTTGTCCGCATCAGTTACTGTGACGGTGGTTACAGTGCTATTGATGCCACTGTCATCCTGAACACTATCCCCACTATCTTCATAAGGGGTAGCACTCTCACCATCCCCATAACCCCACACCCCCACTATCTCCACGCCGTTCTTCATTCCTTTGGCGAAATCGCTATAGTCTCTATCAGTATCGGTGGAGATTTCCGCCCTCAGCTTAGGATATCCATTCAGGGGATAGAGTAGATAATCGGTGGTAGCTGTTAGTGTCTCTTCATAGGTGCCGTCATCGTCATCATCTATCTTGAAGCTCGAAATACTCAAGACATCATCCAGTAACAGTAACCCCCCAGCACCATCGAAGTATCTGGTTTCCTCTTTGGTGTAAAAATGGCGCGCACAGTAAGCGTCTATGAGCCGGCTACCAGCCTCTAATATCGCGAGTAGCAGGGTATCGTAATTCGTGGTAAAGCCACTGGCATCGGCGTCAGAAGCTAATTGCCTCTTTATTTCTACCAGCGAAGCATAACAGTTCATTCCTTTATCTCCTTAATAGAGCAAGGTAAACCTTCATCGTGGCCACAACTATGCCATCGGTAAAGTACATCTCCATATAGGTCTTTAGCTGCCAGCAAAGCCTCCTCCTGCTCCTCCTCAGTCAAGGCGGTAACATCCATAGTGGCTAATTCCTCTTTGTTTCCTTCACTGTCAGGGTTGCCATGTACCTCAAGGAGTTTTAACATCATTGCCCTCCGTATAGCCCAGCAAGGACTTCAGTTTAGCTACTGCCCGCTTCTGCTTGGTGTTCAACTTATCAGGCACACTAAGAAAGGACTGCCTGATTTGCCTGTTCTTCGGTTTCTTTCCATAGAGCTTTTTCATCTGTATCTCCACTTAGTCGCTAGATAGTTATGCTGGACTTCCAATGGGGTTAGAGCACGGTTGTAGACTGCGACTTCGCCGATGAGGCCATTAAAAGGGTTGTTCTTAGTGCTTGATGCTACCCCGATTACGACATTAATGTCATTTGCTTGTAGTGTTCGGGAGGAAACAGTATTGGTTTTATCAACGGCGTTAACATAAATCTTACTTTTAGAAGTGGAATCACTCTTTAAGGTAACTGCTACATGTTGCCAAGTATCATTCACCAAAACATCTTTCACTGTATTAACAGCCTGGTCATCATTGACATAAAAATAAAGATATTGTGCAGTATTCCAGTAAAGTTGCCATCCTGCAGGAGTGCCCTGAAATTTACTTACTATCCCATAAAAAGTAGCAGAACTAAAATTCGGGTTTAGCCATGCTATAACAGTAACTTCGTCTGTAGGATTCAAACTTGCGCCATTCCCGCAATCAATGTAATCATCAGTCCCATCAAAATAATGCCCGTCAGGTCTCCACGAAGCACCAGTTACAGTGCATAGATGGCCATAAGCATCTTTGGACATAAAGGAGCTGCCGTCAAGTTGGTGAAGTGGGAGATATAAGACCAATGACGGGTCGTATATAAAGCCTTCTGGATTGCCTATCCTCTCAATAGTGGATTGCATCAGTCACCTCAATTATCGCTATAGATTGCTTTAACATAGCTTGAATTCTTGGTCTTACCCTTTGCTGTTTCTCCACCGGCTCCACCCGATTTAATAACCAGTCGCAACCAGAACGGACATTGGTTGAAATTGGTTTCCGTCTTAAAGCGACCTGAACGGGTATACTCAGCAAGCGCTGAAGCATCGGCGGCATAAGTCACCTCGCTATGAAGGTCAACCCATGTGGAGTTATCTTCACTCGCCTGCCATTTGAACAGGACGCTTTCAGATGCGCCACTGGACTGAATAGCGCAGGTAAGACCGAACTCTACCTCCACAATCGGCTCTGATTCTCTGCCCTTTTCTAATGGCAAATCTACTTTGACTGTCTCTACTGCTTCATAATCATCACCTGTAGTGGTGTAAAGGTCACTAAATTGCTCACCATCCGAAGTCAAATCGCCCTTACCAAAAGGGTGAAGAATTACCTCACTTAATCTTTCCATAAATCACCTCGCTATAAAGCGGAGGGAGAAGGGGAAATTAGTCCTCCCCCTTCTCCTGCTCCTTTTTATCCTCTAACTGCTTTTGCATGTGGCGGTTTTCGAGAATAGCCCCTTTAATCTGTATTCGCTGATCTAATAGTGCTTCAATCTGTTCGGATATATTCTTGTGAGCCTTTTCTAAATCAGCTTCACGCTCCTTGAGCTTAGATAAACTAATCTTACGCATCCTCTAAACCTCCTTGCTTTAGCTGGCTGCTGTTACTATTCCCTTAACAACGGTTATATTGGTAACCGCTCCATCAAAGTCAGCACCAGCAGTCCCGCCGACTGAATAGGCATCTGCCTCACAGGAAGAACCAAGATCAGCAGTACCAAGAATGATTAACTTGTTGGCAGACTCATCCCACAAGAAATAATTACCGGCAGTGGCCCCGAAGAACTTCACATCGTGGCCAGTGTCATCCTTACCTACAGTCAGTGTGCCTTTGTGGGTTATGTTCAGCAGATTGGAATCGCCCCCAAACAAAGCAGCTTGACTGGCAGCAGCAGGTGTAATCTTGAAATTAGTGCCGTCAAAGGTTACTACAACATCGCCGGCAGCCAGGTCTCCGAACCTCAGTTCATCGCTATCACCCAACTGTACATCTGCTTTATCAAATAGCAGTTTGTCGGCGCTCTCATCCCATAGCATGTAAGCACCAGAGGTATCCCCCCGGAATTTAACATCAAGACCATCACCATCTTCACCAAAGATGATTTGACCGCCACGATTATTCGGGTCTTCATGGAATATAAGATTGCCTGAAGACCACTTTGACTTTACTTTTGTTACTGGCATTACTTTCCTCCATACGATTATTCTCGTTTATAGGCGGTGGTTCCGCCCTGGCGAGTGATTAAAGGCTCACTCGCCAAAAGCCTATGAGTTTAGTCAACCATACTGGCCGGCTGTTCCTGCGGGTATCTCGGCCTGACAACGGCGACAACACTAACCAAGCAAGCAGACATCGAGCCACCCGGTGCGACATTAACCCTGACATAGGGATAGCCAGACGACAGGGCACTCGGATCAACATAAACCCGAACCATCTTGTTGTCATCGGTGGCAGCGATGGTGATGCCCGAAGTTGTAGCCGCAGCCACAGCCCCCATGCTATCCGTGCCAGTAGCACTGGATTTCTGGTAGTTAAAGGCTATAGCTGAACTGTTAGATGCGCTAATGTCATCGCATTCCTCCAGCGTCAGAGTTGCGGTATCGCCAGTGATAACCCCAAAATAGACATCAAACTCAATTTCATGCCCTTCGCCAGCATCAATAATGTCACTGGCGGTAGTTGTGCTTGTAATATCCTGTGGGGCTAGTGCTGGTATTGCGTGTAACTGTCCAAGTTGCATTTCTTTCAACCTCCATATTTTTAGTTAGAGGGGGAGTAAGCCTCCCCCTCCTTTACTTAGCTTCGAGTCGCCAGTACCACAAACGGGCTAAGAGTGTTGCTGCCCTTATAAGGGGTAAGAGGCGAGTTCCAGATTGGCTGACCATCTACCCTGTAGATGAATCGGAAGGTGGTCTCATCATTTATGAACTTCACATGGATAGAGCTGGCGGACTGCATCGCACTCTTATCAACCAGGACATACTGGCTGAGGTCAGCAAGAATTATGTCGCCGCTGGTACCCAGTGTCTGGCACTGTTCAATAGGCATAACTGGCCTGCCCTTAATCTTCCCGAAAGCAGTGTTATTTGTCGGGCTTCCAGGTGGATCATACAGGCGAGCTAATTCGCCACCAGTACCGATAGCAACCGAGAGCAGCTCTAGTTGGTCCTCAATATCCTGGTTAATGAGCCAGACAGAGTTAGCACGGCTTCTAGCCCACAGGCGCTTCCACATTTTAAGGATATTCTCGGTGACAACAGTGGCGGCAGATTGCCCAGTTTCCTTAGATACAGAGACCTTACAGGGCGAGCTCATAATGCCCAGCGGTTTGCCGGCGCCATCGCCATTGACTATGGCATCGTCCAGCTTGAAGCCGAACTCCTCGGAGAACGCCTGCATAATTACCGACTCAAGGGCAGCCGCATCCTGGATAAGTTCATCTGTGCCATAGCAAAGCCCCATGAGCTTGTTAAGCTCCAGGTTAATCTGACGGAATTTAGGCTGCTTCGCAGTGACAGTTCCCGCCTCTGCTGCCCAATATGCCAGGACACCACCCCAGCGCGAGCCATCAGCACGGCTTGTTTCATCTACCGCATTGATTTTTATGCCATTGGAATTTGCACTCAGGGGTATTTTCCGACAACGATTTGCCAGTATACCGGTCAGATATGTTCTCTTGAGAAGCTCAGTAGCGAAATCAGACTGTACCAGGAAGCCACCATCAGCCGGGATGCCTTCGCTCAAGCCACTGGCAGCACGAACCTCTAACAGGCGTGAGTCTATGCTCGCACCGGGTTGTGAGGAATGAACTACAGCCATTAGCTGTTCGCCAAGACTGCGGAATGGCCCACCTACTGGAGACGCCGATTCTGGTTCCGGTTTGTGAACCTCGAGGTGCCTCAGCTCATCGCCCAAGCCATGTAGTTCCACATACCGATCCTCACGCCCTTTGGCTTCCTGAGCACGAGCTATAAGACCATCATACTTTTCCTGTTCCTCCTCCGTGAGGTTGCGTTCCTCTTCCTCGGCTTTATCTAGTATGGCTCTTGCCTCCTCGATAAGCACAGAACGCTTTTGGCGCATTTCAAGTATCTTTTCCATTTTGGTTTTTACCTCCTAAAATTAGTTAGCTACCAATTCCAGTCTCCGCCTTAGATTCATCAAACAATCAACATGCCCATCATCGTGAGCACCCTGACTGTCCAAGCCCTCAGTTTCACCTGGTAGGTAGTTGTTGAGAATGTCTATTGAACTCTGGAGCAGTTGATAATCCGCCCCAGTTAAAGGAATATTCTGTTTCGCTCTCATCAGGACACCGCTAAGGGCGTCATAGTCCAGGCCAGCTTCGGTAAATAATGACCTAACCTTCACATCGGTCTGGGGATATGCGGGGTAGGTTACAGGGGAGACATCAAACAACTCCACCTCTAACAAGGTGCGGATACTCTCTTTGCCTTCTACATGCTCCCAGCTATCCTTGGTAGCAACGAAGCCAAAGGACATCTGGTCTATATCCCCGCGTTTCAGCGACTCAATGAGGTCTCTGGCATAGCTGGTGTCAGGCGGGTCAATCTCTATGGCTAATCCTCTTTTATCCTCTTCAAGACGCAGAGTCCCGCTTTTGTTGCGCCCAAGCACCAAGTTGGAATCATGGTTTATCAATGCCCGGACATCTGATTTCTCTATCGTTTTCTCAAAGGCACCAGGAGCTATGCGCTCACGAAAACCGCCAAGATTCTCCGAGAGTTTATTGAATACAGCAGCATGCCCTGTAATCTTGGGCTTGTCTCCATCCTCTACTCGCAATTCCGCAAATGTAAATGTCCTCTTTTCGAGTGTCCCATCAATTTGAGGGGCTACGGTCTGTTTATTCATATCCTTTTTCTCCTTTGCCCATATACTGTTGCAGACGGCATAGCGCTGCTTCTCATCGGGGTACTCATCATTCATGACTTTATTGCCCATACAGCGCTGTAAAAACTCATCTTTTGTTTCACCATCTTTGGGTTTTGGCTGTGGCATAATGTCCTCCAATGAAAAAGGCGCTCACAATGAGCGCCTTTATCTTCATATTCGATTGCTACTAGGATTTAGCCAGAGGATATCTGGCATTCACATCCATTATGCAACGGGGGGTGAGATGCAGGACGGTTTATCTGCATATCACTCTTACCCTCTGCCTCCAGTGTGGTATCAGCCGACACGAACTCCTGTTCTATCCCCACTACCTTACCATCCATTTCCTCGCAGAACGGGCAAATATCTGAGCCAACAGCCATCCAAACAACCTCCCTGATGCCTCCACCAGCAAATACTGTTCTGGCCACTGCGTTAGAAAGCTGTACCGTCTCATTCATAGCAACCTTATTGGGGCGCCTCTGTTCCCATTCATCCAGTCTTCCCTCTATCGCCTCTATCGGATCAGTGTTAGCGTCTGCTGCTTCTCTGAGTAGGAATCTAATCTGTCCTCTAGATGAGCCAGTATAGCGTGCGTTAAAGGCAGCTATATACTCCTGGAGAAATTGTTTAATATCTCGTGAATCAGCCCCTATCTCTTCAGCAGCAAGTGGCTGTATAGCCTCAGCCAAACTAAACATAGCCGACTTTATCTGCTTGGTAATATATTCTGGGAAGTCCCGATAAAAATCATTCAGCCACTCTTCAAAGCTCAGTGAGTCTCGTGAAGACAAATGCTTCTTGGCAGCTCTCAAGATATTATTCTTTTCCCTTTCCACTATCCTTTTACCGGCATCAGCGAATACCCTCCGATAAGAGGCAGCAGTCCGATGTCTTATCAAAGCCCCTCGTTTATTCCCGCGCTTCTCTGTTATCGGATTTCTACCCTTCGCTTCAGGTAATTTTATGGCCTCCGCCATACTAACTGGTACCATATTCAGTGGCACATAGTACTCATCCCCACCATCAATAGGGTTCATATTCTCTTTTTCTCGAATATCATTGGGGCTTAACGACCCCATATAAAACAGCTCTTTATAATACTGAGCACGAGATTGCGAATCACCACGCAATAGTCCTTCAATTAAGAACTCGGCGAAGTATTTTGTGCTATCATCCCCAATAAGTAACTTGCGGGTTATCGTCTGCTCCCACCGGGTTAGCCAGGGGCGCATGGTATAGACCACAAACTCTATGCTCTGTTGCTCAATGTTACTGTAGGTCGCACGATCCAAGTCCCCTATCATATGGGGAGGAATATGGTAAAACCTCGCTATCTCATTCACCTGGAACTGTCTCGTTTGAAGGAATTGCGCATCCTCCGGGGGTATGCCAATCTGTTTATAATCCATACCTTCTTCAAGAACAGCTATACGGTGTTGATTAGATAAACCTTTATGCGCTTGTTCCCACGATTTGCGCAGATTCTCTCGCGCAGGTTTGTCTAATCTCCCTGGATGCCTTAGAGCACCACCTGGTTGAGCCCCATTACCAAAGAACCTGGCCCCGAACTCCTCAGTCGCCAGCGATAAGCCTATTGCTTCCCTTGCCATTCTTATAGGCGAATAGCCCACCAAACCATCATACCCAAAACCAGGTATATGGAATATCCGCCAGGCTGACAACACTACCTGAGTGCCATCAGGTAGCATGTAGACATATTTGATTTCCCCATCCTGCCGTGCCACTCGCATCTTATCAGGGCGCAGAGGCCACAACGCCTTCACCTGGCCATTCCCTGCCCACTCTATCTCAGCATAGGCATTACCCCATGTTGCTAGATGCCCCTGTAAAGCCTCGCGGAAACTAAAGGAGCTCATTTCAGGATTGGGAGCATTATGTAATATGTCATACAGGTGATGGTCAGAAGCACGCTCCTTGCCCCTTGGTTTAAGTCGCCTGTAAACAGGTAGCGGCAAAGAGGCTGTTGTCTCTGCTAATAGACGGACACATGCCCACACAGCAGTAGAATAAAGTGCAGTGCCTTCAGTAACCATTACCCCAGTAGCTGCCGCCCTACCTATCGCCACTAAATCCATATCGTCATCTAAATCAGCCACTGAGTATCGCTTATTAATCCTTTGTAAAATCCTCATCAACGGATTGGGCATATGCTGCTCCTAAATAATCATTAATCCTTCGGTTTCATAGATTGATGTTTCTGCTTCTGAATGCCTTGTGGCCCTGTCTAGTGCCATAATTAAAGCCACAGCACCATCTATTTTCTGCGTGGACTTTTGTTTATCAGGTTTTATATTCCCCGCAGGGTCCTGCTTCACTACCAGATTATCTATATTCCAACGCAACACTGGATTGCCACCATGTCTTAACCGCCGTCCCAGCACCAAAGTCTCCAGTTCCTTAGTCGGTGCCGACATAGATTTATACCCTTGCCCGAACTCCACCATGGTGAAGCCAGCATTAGTCAAATCCTGTGACAGTTTGGTCGCTCCCCATCGGTCAAAAGCTACTTCCTTGATATCATATTCGCTGGCATAGCCTTCTAATGTCTGTTGAACAAAGCCATAATCTATGACATTGCCCGGCGTAGCGGTAACATAACCCTGCTCTACCCAGTTGGTATAGGGTACTCTGTCTCGCCGTTCACGCTCTCGCATGGTCTCTTCCGGTATCCAGAAGTGTGCCAAAATATCATAAGTCCCATCGGCTTGTGGGAATACTAAACATAATGCCGTCAAATCGGTGGTAGAAGATAGGTCAAGACCGGCATAGCAGGGCTGTCCTTTCAGCTTCTCTGTATCCACCTTGCCATCACTGGCGTCCCATTTATCAAGTTGCATCCAGCGCACAGACTGTTTCACCCACTGGTTTAATCGTAACTGCCGAAAGACATTCTCCTCGGTTTTGCTCTGCTTCGCTTCATGGTAATGAGCTCTTACTTTCTCAATATCAATAATCGCATCCAGTGACGGATTGACCTTATACCAGTTAACCTCATCCCCCCAATCCTCATCATCATCAAGCCCATATAGAACCGGGTAGAATGTCGGGTCTTCCCGTGTCCCATTCAATATCTGTCTGGCCTTCTCGTGAACCTCCCAGCAAATGCTGTTGCGGTCTATTCCGGCAGTGGTTATCAGGAAGTACAGCGGTTGTCTTCTGGCATCCCCACTCCCCTTAGTGAGTACATCAAATAGCTCCCTGTTGGGCTGGGTATGTAGCTCATCGAATATACATCCATGTACATTCAGCCCATGCTTCGTAAAGGCCTCTGCTGAAAGCACCTGGTAGAAGCTATTAGAGCTATATACCACTATCCGCTTAATACTATCGAGTACCCGTGACCGCTTAGTAAGTGCTGGCTCCTGCCTCGCCATCTGAGCAGCCACATTGTATACGATACTAGCTTGGAATCTATCGGCGGCAGCACCATATACTTCTGCCCCAGGCTCCCCATCACCAAATAACAGATACAGGGCTACGGCGGCTGCTAATTCGCTATTATGTGTTGGCACCATTGATTTGCCAGCCAGAAATAAACCAGACGGCGAATCTACCTGTATGCATTTTACTGGTACTGACTTAGTAGGATTAACAGCAATTATTTTCTTGTATGCATTGCGTGTTTTCCGTAGAGGTCTTGGCTTCTGCCTAACTATCTTCCTCTTTAGCTTAAATACAGGAACATCATCATAAGCATAAAACTGTATCCTGTATTTAAGTCCACAATCTTTCCCGTTTAATTTTGCGATAGCTGTTTTTGAGGTTCGCTTCAGCCCTAACGAAGCCAATAATTCCAGTACACCATCTCTCAATTCTTCACTTGTTGTCGTGAACTCGCATTGTCCTGCTTTTGATATATATCCATCAGTGTCCATCAGTCCCTGTAACAACTCCAACCTCTGCGACACTGATGCCCTTAAATAATCTTGGGGAATATGCTTTTTATGTAATAAACCTAGCTTGCGCATATCAGCCTGGATGGATTTATTCCTAGCTTTCTGCGTTCTATCCCCATTACCTAAACCAAACTGCCCACTATTCTCATTGCTTGACTTATACTCTCTAGTCTCAATCCCACATCTATTTACTTCTTCGACTATTTGATAATCATTATAACTACAAGTAAAACTGGCCGACCGAGAAGAGCCATCACCAAGCCATACCCCTAAAACATAAGGGGGAATTGGTAATTCTTTATCTTCTAATTTGATGGATTTGGGCAATCTTATTTTGTGGTTCCGCCCATTTTGATACCCCAATGTGTTCTTTATCTCTAAGGTTGTGTGTATGCCTGTTTTCAACCATGGAATATATGTCTTCGTTAGCCATTGGTGCTGCTCATCTGCTATTATCCGCTCACCATCTGCGAATATCACCTCATAACATGGCCGACCATACATAACATCCGTAACAGCAACAACACTACACTCGTTGCCATCTTCATCAAAAAGAATATCACCCACATTCACATCCCCTATAGTTGTCCACCCTCTGGGTGTCGGTAAAGGTGTATCAAGAGCTAATGCCTTCCCATTTTTCTTTGGCACCTCAATATAGACAGTGTTGTATTGCCTGTAGCCATCGTCCTTTACAGTGCCGAAGACATCCCTAATTATCTTCTCCTGCCAGGGCAACAAGACGAAAGGTTGCCCTGCCCACTCCCCCTTTGTATGCTTGAGATGCTGTATAAAAAAGACAGCTCTATCGGCCAATTCTTTGTTATATCTAGCCATCTTTAATTACGCCGCCCTGTAGTACCCAGTAGCCTATCAAGTGGGTCGTCACTTTCCTGTGGTGTTGCGCTAATCCTAGTCCTCGAACTAGGCGTAAGCCCAAATTCAGCACCGAATACTCGCATCTGCTCCATAGCTCTATTAGCTACCGACAGCATAGGCGAGATTATCACATTCCCATTAGCCGTTTTATAAAGTGACCCCTTCTCTTTAATTACCTTCTCCGCCTCAATGAACCTCCCCCACGCAGCACAATAGGCAGCCAAAGCAGCCCTATCAATCGTGGTCAATAATCCCAGGGCCTCGAGCTCAGGTACTATCCTGCGCCATTCCTTCCGCGCCTCATCACTTAAATTCTGAGGACATCGTGGCCTAGATACCTTCGGCTGTGGCTCATTCGGATTCCATCGCTCTTTATGTATATCGCCCTCAAGCTGCTTCAGCTTTGTCGGTTTCGTTTTCGGCCCTGGCTTCATAATTTAACTGCCTTCTTGCCCGTGTAGTTTTGCCACCTCTCTATGATTACATCGCAATAATGGGGGGCTATTTCTATCATGCAGCACCTGCGGTCTAGCTTCTCGCAGGCTATTAGTGTGAAGCCAGAGCCACCATAGGGGTCAAGGACAATATCTTTAACTTTGCTGGAATAATTTATAGCTCGTTCAGCGAGTGCAACTGGTTTTTGTGTCCCATGTTGATAATCTTTGCCTGCATCAACACTGATAGACCATAAATCCAATTCACTCTTGTCTTCTTTATGTTTTTGTCGTTTAGTTGAAAACAAAATAAATTCACATTGGCGTCGTATCCATTGATACCCCAGACCTGGACGCCCCTTATCCCAAACAACAATGGCATTCACACCACCTATTGTGTCAAAAGGCCGTAAAGCAGGTGGTAAATTTACGGGTGAGCAACACACCCATTTATCAGAAGCATCTATTGATAAAATAGCTTCTATAAAGTAGCTAATATCCTGCTCCGCATCCCCTTGAATTTTACCGTAAGTTTTGTGCTTTACTACCTGTGTCCTACCACCACTGTAATCTATCCCATAAGGCGGGTCGGTAAACACCATGTCCGCCTTCTCCCCACCCATCAACCTCTCCACATCCGTTATAACAGTAGCGTCACCACATAAGAGCCGATGATTCCCTAGACTCCAGAGGTCACCCTTCACAGATTTTGATTCTGTGGGCTCTGGTACGGCATCATCATCGGTTAAACCTTCTTCTGGCACATGGCACTGGGTCATCAGGTCTTCTATTTCGCTCTCATCAAACCCTGTGGCTTCCATATCAAAGGCTCCGGTGTCAAGTTCTTCTAGCAAATCCTTCAGCGTGGGCAAATCCCAATCGGCAAGCAGGGCACTCTGGTTGTCCATAATCCCATAAGCCTTTGCGTAATCCTCATCATCTTGTACCTTGACCACTGCTATCTCCGCCCAGCCAAGTTCCTTAGCAGCCTGCCATAGTCCATTCCCTGCCTCTATGATGTCGTTGTGATTAACCACTATCGGCTTGCGTTGACCATAAGTGTTGAGCGATTTCTTAATAGTCTCCAGATTCCTCTCTGGATGCTTCCTGGCATTTTGAGGGTCTGGTCTTACGCTATCTATTGGCACTATCAAAGGCTTTAGGGACTTCACTATGTTATTCAATTATTGATTTAACCCCCCCTTGGTTAATTTGGAAAACCTTGCGTTTGGC